CCGGTCTTTTCCGTAGCGCATCATGGAGATGACGCTGTAACGGCTTTGAAAGGTAGTAGGGCAAGCTGTTCCCTTTGGAGATCACCCTGGTCTTCAACGGTTCCAGGACCACTTGGATCGTGGCCTGCAGTCGAAAACCACCCCTGTACAACGCCCCCTCGCGGAAGAGAGTGTCGGACCACACATTCTCTGCCTCCGGCTTGCCGAAGTGCTCAAGAAGTGCATTGTTGACGACGACCCCGTCGATCAACACTTGGGTATGATAGGTGATATGGCTGAGTTCGAGTTCGAACCCCGGTCTCGGACCATTCGGACGTCGGAATGACGCAGCCATCAGGGACATGAGCTGACCACCGTTCTCACGGCTAGCCTCATAACACGCGCGTGTGGACGCGACGTGCCAGGTGTCTCCCTCGAGATCACCATACGACGCCATGTGCTCTTCTAGCGTCACTGGTAGATAGGATTGAATAAGGTCATGAGCGACCGCCGCAAGGACCGGCTCCATCTCCAGCATGACCCCGCCAAGGGTCTCAGAATCAATAGGGTCTGCCTGTTCCATGGCCACCCTGTGCTCCTCATATGCTGTGTGCACCATAGCCTCAGTGAGAGGCAATGCCGCTCTCTTACCCTGCAACCAGGAGTACCAGAGGTGCGTGTTCCTTACAGAGAAGGCACGCAATCGGCATCGAGCCCAGTTTCGGAACTGGCCAGAGGGTATCCACGCCCCTGTAGGCACCTTCAGCGGCTCACAGCCGTCCTTAAGGTACCAACTCATAGGTGCACAAGTAATGTACTTTGCACGTTTGACGAAAACGCTTTCTTCGAGAGGGGCATCCCCGTCCCTCGAAAGGTTAGCAAGCACTTGGTTACGCAGGCTGTCGATGACAGCCTGCGGCGCGTTGTGATCGTTCATGATCAAAACAAATCCGCGCAAAAGGCCTTGAGCTCTTTCACTCGCTTCACTCTCCGATGAAGCGACAGGAGGCTCGATCTCTCCTGGGTCTGAAGACGGCGCCGGTGGCGTGTCCTGACCAAACTTCACAGATGACGGCACCTTGCCAGTCTCTATTAGATCGTTGATAATCGTAACTTCCTCCATGAGGACAGTTCACGCTTAGGAACG